TTCTTCATATGTGTATTTTCGATATAACTCCAAACTATCCATATGAACACGGCCAATAAAATCGTAGGTTACAGAAGTCTTACCATATTTTTCATATTCACGTTTCTTAGGATATTGGTTCCACAAACAAAAGCGTCGAGTATCTTCTTTTGACAGAACCTTAGTGACACGATTAACTGTGTAGGGAATATCAAAGCCTTCGCTGTTCCAGCCACTTAATACATCTGCATCTTCAATTAAGTTGAGAAACGTATCTAACATCTCTCCTTCTGTCTCAAACAACATAGTGTTAGGAAATTCTGCAACCTGTTTAGTTGCTTCTTCCATTGACAGAGTTTTTGGGGGAAGTGCAAGACATACTAGGGTATCTAACCATTGTAGGTGAACGGCGATAGCAGTAATTGGCATAAACGCATCGTCTGGACTAGCGTAGCCTCGTTCTGGGTCAAAGTCGACCTCAATATCGAAGAATGCTATATTTAATTTTGGAGCATCAACATTTAGATAGTTGTCTTCTAAACAACGATAGATTGGATTGATATCGCTTTCATGAAGTTTTTTATTATTATGAATAGCGAGTTCTTTTCTTAATTCTTTGATATTTTTGCAGGTTACACGAGTAAGAGGCTCGCCTTTGATACTTTGATGTTTACCTTTTGGATCTGCAAAATAGAAAATATGCCTTGGGGTATATTCTTTGTAGTGCCGTTGACCATTTTCACCACGTTCAACGATACGGATAATATCTTGCTCTCTATCATAGAAAGCATCTACGTAACTCATTTATTCTCCTTATGCGACTTCCGGCTCGCAAATACCAAAATGATCATTTGTGGCTGATCAAACCTTACTCACTAATTACTTAGCATCCTAATTAGGCCTAAAGTATCTATCGTGACAAGTAATAGATAATTGGCCAACATACCAAAAGACCCACGACTATAAGAAGCCCAGCCGTACATAACACACCCAATAATCCATATAGGATAAAGAATAATAAGAGGAGGGTTAGGAACGGTGATTGCCATAGTAATAGAACACCCAATACTAATAAACCAAGCAATAAACTCAATGAAAAACCTAAAAGGATAAGTCCTATAGTCTGTTTTAGCCCATTTATATACGTCAACGAAGACATTAGTTATTTGATCCATTACTCGCCTGTATTTTTAGTGATACCAAGAATACCTTCTAATTCTTCCCATTCTTCTTCATGTGCTTTCCAATCGCCTTTATGTGCAATCTTAATTGCCTTATTAATGATGCTAGGTTTGATTTGTAATTCTTCTGCTACTGATTTAACAGTTTCACGTAGGCCTTCTGAAAGATCTTCTAGTTCATGTAAAACAGTTGAGCCTTCTTGGATAAGTTTTTGTAATTTTGCTGCTTCTTCTGGACCATAAATTTTTGCCATACTATTCTCCTATAATCACTATTATATAGTCAACAAAAAAGCCAGTCAATTAAAATTGCTGGCTTTTTGTTATTTTGGTAATATTACTTTTGGTCTTCTGCAAGAACGTCGTACATTTCAAATACACCACCCATTCTTTCATAAACTAGACCAGCATACACTTCTTGTTTTGTTGATTCTGTAAATTTAGCAGCAGCAACACGTTGAGCCCAAGCAAACAATTCTTGATCCACTGCGTCGATCTGTTGTTGACCGCCACTTTCTTGAACAAGTTTAACCATGTCTTTAAAAGTTAATTTTGGATCTATTGACTCTTTAACTGTTTTCTTTTTACCAAAGAATTTTTCTTGTTTAGCACTCATGCCTTTCTTACCAGCTGGTTTGTCGCCGCCTTTTTCTTTAGCAGCTTTCTTCATTGGCTCTTTCTTGTCGCCGTCTTTGTCAACGTCTAAGAAATCTGGTTTAGCAGCTTCTTTCATTGGTTTCTTTTTATCGTCTTTCTTTTCTTTCTTTGCTTCTACCATTTTAGCAAATTTGCCTTTAAACTCTTCTGTATCGATAGATTCTTTTTTAGCTTTTTTAGATTTTGGTGCGTCTTCATTGTCGTCTGACTTTTCTTCTTCGCCACCGTATTTTTTACCTTTGTGGATAATACCAGTTGTTGTTTTAGTAACTGTGCCACCTGAAGCAGTTTTTTTAGATTGCCCTACTTCTAATTCTTCTTTAACTTTTTCTTCTTTATCTTTTTTAGCTTCAGCAACGTATGTTGTACGACCACTTAGAACACGCAATTGTGCATCTTCGTTGAGTTGAATAGCTTTTGGAAGCTCTGGAGAAGCAAAGGTCTTGATAGGATCGTCCATGCTTGTAATTTTTTGTACTAGTGATTTAAAGTCCATTTCGTTATTCCTTGGGTTTTAACGGGTCATATTGTATTTATCTTTTAATGGCAGAGCCACCACCAAATATATTGGTGCTTTTCATATCTAGAGCATTTTTAGCTGTTCCGTCGGCATTTTTAGCCTGTACTATCTTGGGCACTTTAGGTGCTTTAGTACCGCTTTTACCTGGAGATCCAGTGTAGCTCTTATTCTTAAGATCTTTGCCGATAGCAAGATGGGGGCTTACAACAGGGGCTATATTGCCCGATGATGTAGCACCTGCTGTGGCTGATTCTAAAATATCTTTAATTTTCATGACAGTATATTTATTTCTTTTTACCGCTCTTCATGTTAGCACACCAATGCGCCATGCGAGCTTTTTCACCTGATGAATTTTTAGCAGTTTTGCGTAGATTTGTAACGCTGGCTTTACAGTTTACACCACTGCGCTTTGCCAGTCCTTTGCGACCTGGTTTTTTACCGTCTGCAAAGTTTTCATACTCTATACTCTCCCCACCTCCACCATCACCACCGCCATCACCACCAGCTCCACTGTCGCCACTATAGCCCACAGCATAACCGTACCCGCCATACGGGCCTGGACCATATGCGGCCCAACGAGGTCTACGTTTTTTACGTCTGGCTTCTGTGATAAATTCAAACGCTCTCATTTTTATCTCCAGGCGCGGCAATAGCACTGCTACCGCCTCTATCTTTACTGACTAATTGCTGCGGTTCATGGTTCTCTTCACCTTTAGCAACACGACGGGCACGTTTAAGTCCGTCTAATACTACTTTGAGGCTGCTCTCGTCTGCTTGATATTTAATGCCAATACCGCCTGCTGCCTCCCATGCTGAGATATTACTGCCACGATCATCGATCAATACATTAGGCATACCATCGGCATTTTTAGCATACTTGGCTTTATTTGGGGTAATGTGTATTAGTTTAGGTTGGGTCGCTAATTCTCTAGCAATCCAACTGCGTTTATATTTTGCTGATCCTTCATAATCTCCACGTAATGGACTTGAGCAAATATTATATCCACCTGCTGCATCAACAGCAATTTGTATTAGTTTATCAGTTGTAGGAAACTTAGGAAGTCTATCAAAGAAATCCGTGCCTACCATTTTATCTAATGTAGGATCTGCCTTGGCTGGAGGAATACTGCGATAATCGTGTTTACCATATTTGTTTGCCGGAACACCTGCTAACTTAGCATACTCGTGAAAGAAGTCTGCAAGAACCCCATCCATATCTAGATAGATTTCCATTCCTTCCGGTAATGCTAAATCACTGGCTCTCATGCGCTAAAAGAACTCCCACACCCACATGTAGTTTGTGCTTGTGGATTTTTAATATTGAACTGACTACCTTGTAATGACTCTGTATAGTCTACTTCTGCACCTTGTAGATATTGACTACTCATAGCATCAATCAATAAATGTATGCCTTCAAACTCTAGATCAAAATCATCTTCATTTGCTTCTTCTTCAAAGGTAAAGCCATACTGCATACCACTACATCCACCACCACTAACAAACATTCTTAATTTTAAGTTAGGATTATTTTCTTCTGCGATCAGTTCTTTGATCTTAGCGATAGCACCTGGATTCATTTTAACTAATTGTGGCTGTTCTATTACTGTATTCATTTCTTATCTCCAATTGGCGGTTCACCAGTCATATAAGGTAAACTAAACCATAATTGAAACCACTCTGGGGTTCCTGGTTTAATGTTATGCTCCCTTTCTAATTTCTGCTTTTCATTACCGGTAATGCTGATATTACTACCACCATAAGGTTGTAATCCTTTAAATTCCGTAATGCCTGCTAATTTTTTTAGTTCGTCTAATTCCATTATTTTGCTTTGGCTAATTCTGGATCTAGATTAGCAATACCTTTCATTTGAGCATATTTTACTAGATCTTCATGACGCAAAGGGCCAACACTGTTAATTGATTTGCGATCAGGCATACCTAATTTAATCCAGATTTTTAAATCCTGTGGAGACATTTTATCGTACGGAGTCCAATCTACATTAAACTGCTTGCCATCGTCACTTTTTACAGCATGGAATGTTTTACGATTGTCTTCTTCTCTTTCATCGTATGTATAGTATGTGTATTTGCCAATACTAAATTCTCCATCCCATCCAGGCATACCTTCTTTAATTTTTTTTTCTTGTTCTTTTTGTTTATCTAATTGTGCTTTACGTTCTTGCGGAGTAGGAACTTTAAGTTCACCGCTGGCAAACTTCTTAGCACGTTCAACGTCTTTTGATTTATTAGCAATAACGGTATGTCCTCGACTTTCGCTGATTATTTCATTTATCTTCATGATGATCTCTTTTGTTTAGGACCTTTACGTGTTTTCCATTTCTTATCAGTTGAACACCAATAACGTCCGTATCCTTCTTCTAGTCCTTCTTGTATGCCCATCCCCTGGCGAACTGCTTTAAACAATGGTTCTGCATATTGGCCTGCACCGGTTGATTCTTTAAATGCTTCTAAATTATTGTTAGCTGCGGCAACTCGAGCGTTACTTGCACTAATCCCAGCAACACCTTCCGCACCATCTTCACGATCACCACTTGACTTAAAATCAAGTAAATCAAACTGATAGAAACCGTGTGCTTTACCTTCTACTCCATTATATTGTGTAAGTAGCTGTTTCATGGTATCTAATCTATCGCTACCTGCTACAAAGGTTACGTTTCTATAACCTAAATTATACACGTGACTAGCAACTTTTACAACCGTATTTAGATTTGAATCTTCTACAATATTTTTAGCATGTTCCGGAAACATAAGTTTCATAAACTTGATTTTGGTAGAATAATCTAAAGGATTTTTTTTAGGATCTTGTGATTGGCTAACAAAAATGAAATGATCCCCACCAACGCTTTTAACGGTGGTTAGTAATTGTTTATGACCAACCGTAGGAGGATTCATTCTACCAAAACAGAATGTCGCATGCTTCGAATCTGCTTCAAATAGTTCGTTAATTCTCATAGTCGCCGTTGGCTATATGGCCTTCTTGTTCTTTAGCCATTTGTTTAGCTAATTCAATAAGTTGTTCCTTGGGAAATTTTACTTCTGGATCTTGGATTTCGTATTGTTCGCAATAACTATCTAAACATTTTTCAATAGGTTTGATATAAATTTTATACGCATTTGGGTTGCCTTTATATTCTTGATGACGTTTAACAGCAGGAAAGAAATGATTGCTGAGCATTTTTTCATCATTATCGATATAAAATTTTAAGTCACCTATCCAATCGATATCTTGATCGGCTTCCTTAGGAGCTCCAATAGGACTAAACAGTTCAAATAACTTCATTACCAACTCCTACATGACCAATATCGTGCTTTCCAACGCGGCCCTGGATTTTTACAGTTGTGTCTAGCACGGAATGAACGTCTACGTGCTGGATTTGATTTCTTAATACGCATTTTCTTATCGCCAAAGTTTACTTTAACAATATTACCGTTAGGTTTGCGTACATATACTTTTGATTTCTTTACATCGCCGGCCATCTTTTTACCTAATGGAACTTCGCGACCTTGATATTTGGCTTCGTCAACGTTATTATCTTCAGCATATTTGTTAGCTTTCATATAATCACGTGCTGTATCTAAATAGTCCATGGCCTTAGTAATCTTAGCCTGCACCCACTCTGGAAGATTTTCATCTGCTTGGATAATACTGTATAGTTCTTTAGCAGCATCATTTACAGTACGCAACTGATCTTTGGCCATATCACCTTCACGATCATATTCACCAACATTGTAACTTGCGTCTGGATTCTCAGGACCGTGATCTTCTTTCTTGTATTTGTCTTTGATTTTGCCGAGTTCTTCTTCACTAGCACCATCACGACCTGCTTGTGCAAGTGCAGTCATGCCATCTTTACCGTATTTCTTTTTTCCGGTGTAGTATTGTAGACCGCTTTCACCTATCTTAGTGCAATCGTTCTTGCCTACTCTGCGATAGCCTTTCCAACAGGCTTTGCCGTGTGTGCCTTTATCTTTGTCTTCTACAAGCTCGCCTTCTAAGAATGTTAATCCCTCATTGGTTAACATTTCTAAGGCTGTATCATCTAATTCAATAACGATGCCATCTTCTAAGAATCCTATAATTTCTGTGCCAATTTCGTGATCTTCAGAAAAGCTAATTCCAAAAGAGTCACCAATTTGAAACAGGTCTTCTTTAACCCCTTTAGTATGTGCTTCTTTATCTAAATCTAATTTACGCTGCTTAATAGCTTCTGGATCTATATCTTTATTTTTTTCTAGATCTTGTAAAGTTTTAGATTTAGCAGCATAATCGCCTTTAGGATCGGCTACATTAAGTGCGGTTTCGTTAATTAATTCGTCTAATTTTGATATAAGGTCTCTCATAGTATGGTTCCGTAAGGTCATACTATATTTATCGCCTTTCAAAACTTAGTGATTATATCGGATTTGGGTAATAGTACCGTTTTGTAGGTTATATGCAGCACGAATCCACACAAATTTACCAGTAAATGTAACTGAATTTGTAGTGGTCGATATAGAACTATCAGAACCAAAGCCTATTTCGGTACTGTTAACATCAAACCAATCGTTATCACCAGGATACAGTTCTAGCGTAGCTTGTATTTTTATAGTGCCTATAAACGAGTCAACTTGATAAACAGCAGTATGCACACCATCGTTATACTTGTGATAGCCTGCTCCCTTTTGTTTGTCAGAATATATAAAGGAGGAATCCCCAGGGACAGCTTCTTGGGAAACGTTAGATAATAGAATTGTGCTTTCGGTGGACATCAGTTATTTATCGCTTAAGACGTAGTTATATACACTACCCATAACTTCTGGATTTCTTAATTTAAGCATTAATAAAGTGCCTTCATCTTCTACCAGGACATATCTCCGGTCCCAATTCCACTCAGTTTTCATAAACCAACCCTGTACAGCATCGGTGCAGGTAATTCTAGGTGATTGACCAATCAGCCAATTAATATATTTCTGTTTGCCATCTGGATCATTCTTAAGTTTATGAGGTTGCAGATAAACCCTAAACTGATATTTTCCATGAGGTAGTTTAGGAGTTAGAATAGTTTTTGATTCTAAAGTTTGCCCGGACGGGGCAGATCTATGTATAACTTGATCATGGAACTTTTCAGAAAGATCTTCATATATACTAGGTTCGTTAGTATAAAAATCTATCTGTCGAGTTTCAATACGTTTGGTCCATGCCTTAGGATCTACCGTTTCTAAATAATCTATTAACGGAAGTATCTGATCTTTGTGAGATTTAACACTAGCCGATAACCATCTAAACATATCATCTTGATCAGAATTACAAAGTTTTTTAATTTTATCAAAATCATACATTCTAAAAAGATTAGAATACGGAGCATCAAAAGAAACTTTATACAACCATTTATTGTAAAATTTCTTGTTAGTTGTTAGTGTTTTCATCTGCGGTCTCAACTATAGGTTCTGCATTTTTTGCAGCTTTGAGAGCCTTACGTTCTGCTTTCGTTAAGGGTTTAGGTAATTCAGTTACGGTAAAAGATAACTCATCATTTTCAACGGTGATGTTTACACGACCACCATCTACTAAATCTCCAAATAACACTCTTCGGCTTAATGGACTTTTAACTTTATTATCAATCAAGCGTGCTAATGGTCTAGCACCCATTTTACTATCGTACCCTTTTTCTGATAACCAACGAACAGCATTAGCACCTGCTACAATTTCAATACCTTTGTCTTTAAGTTGATCGTTAAGTTCTTCGATAAATTTCTTAACAATCTGAGAAACAGTGTCTTGAGATAGTTTGGTAAATTTAATAATACCATCTAAACGATTACGGAATTCCGGAGCAAAGAATTTTTTAACTGCTTTTTCATCTTCACCATCGCGACCTAAGTCTCCAAATCCAATAGTGTTATTTTCATTATCAGCAGCCCCTAAATTTGATGTCATAATAAGAATAGTGTTACGACCGTCTGCTACTTTACCATTTGATCCTGTGACAAATCCATTATCCATGAATGCCAATAATATATTTGTAACATCTGGATGTGCTTTTTCGATCTCATCTAACAACAAGATACTGTTTGGAGTTTCTTGTAGTTTAGTAATAAGTTGGCCAGCATTATCTTCATAGCCTACATAACCCGGAGGAGCACCGATCAAACGAGCCACACTGTGCTTCTCTTGATATTCACCCATGTCAAATCTTACCAATGGCATGCCCATTTTTTCTGATAGTTGTTTAGCAGTTTCAGTCTTACCGCAACCTGTTGGTCCAAGGAAAAGGAATGAACCAATAGGTTTATTAGGCGACTTCATGCCGGCTTGTGCTACAAAGATCTTATCTAACAATGTATCTACAGCATTATCCTGCCCATACACAGCACCTTTCATACCTGATTCTAGATCAGCGAGATTTTTACTTTCTTTTTGTGCTACAGTTTCAAGTGGCATATTGATCATTTTACTAAGTTCATATGTAACCTGTTCGATGTCGACAATTTGTTCTACACCTTCGGTAGTTTCATCATCTTTAAGTTTATATCGAGCTGAAGCGCAATCGATGATATCGATAGCTTTATCTGGTAACTTCTTATCGTTCATGTATTTCACAGATAGTTTAACTGCTTGTTCGATAGCAGCATCACTGATCTTAACATTGTGATGTTTTTCATAATACTTTTTAAGTCCTTTAAGGATCTTAACAGCCATCTCTGGACTAGGCTCGTCGATAGTAACACGTTGGAAACGTCGCATCAACGCACGATCTTTTTCAAAGTGCTTGCGATATTCTTCCCATGTAGTTGAAGCAATAAGTTTAATAACACCTTTAGTGAGTACTGGTTTTAATAAGTTAGCTAGATCATTTGGACTATTACTTGCTGTACCAGCACCACTCATCATATGTGCCTCGTCGATGAAAAGAATGATCTTGCCTTTCTTTTCAAGAGCATTTAATACAGCTTTAATACGTTCTTCAAAGTCACCTCGATATTTACTACCGGCAAGTAATGCACCAATATCTAATGTGTAGACAGTATGGTCTTGAATAAATTTAGGAACTTTCTTTTCAAAGATCTTACGAGCAATACCTTCAGCGATAGCAGTTTTACCTACCCCTGGTTCACCTACCATGAGAACATTTGATTTGTTACGTCTTGCTAACACAAGATTAATTTTTTCAATTTCTTCATCTCGACCAATAACAGGATCGATAGTTCTTTGTTTTGCCTTCAATGAAAGATTGGTACAAAATTGGTTAAGGATTTTTTCACTATTTCCATGATGTGCAGAAACTCTAGTTTCTTCACCCTCTTCTTCTAATTCTTCAACAACAATATTTTCTTGGAAGAATTTAACAAACTTTTCTTTAGTAACTCCGCCTTTTTGTAAGAAGTAAAATCCAAAGCTATTTTTTTCTGAAAGTACACTAACAATAACATCAGATACTTCCATACGTTGACGGCCACTGAATAGAACCTGTGTAAAACAACGATTGAGCACACGTTCTACGCTGTTTGTTTTTTTAGGCTTGATATTCTTATTATCGGTTTTAATGTCAGCCATATTATTTTTAATATAATGTTCGAGATTGGACTTAATGAAATTAGCATCAGCACCAAATCCTTCCATAAGAGTATAAGAATCTTGATCGCATAGGATTGCATAAACTAAATGTTCGATAGTTATATATTCATGCTGATGTTCTTGTGCAATCTTAATACTGTTTTCAAAGATAGCTTGCAGATTTTGACTTGGTTCGATCATTTATTCTTTTTTCCTTATTTTCTTCATAGCTAATTGTAACTTCATTTGTGATACTCTGTCAACAAAACATACACCATTTAGATGATCATATTCGTGCTGAAAGCATTTGGCTAGATATCCCTCAGCTCTGATTTCTTTTAGATTACCGTAGCTGTCTTGATATTGCGCAATAATCCAGTCTGGTCTTTTTACCTTTAGAAATAGATCGGGATAACTTAAACATCCTTCTTCGTCTAATACTAATTCCGAACTGGCTTCTGTTACTATAGGATTAAACACAGCGAATGGCGCAGGGAATCCTTTAATATTATTACTGCCCATAACGAACACACGTTTAGTTAATCCAACTTGATTAGCAGCTAATCCAATTCCGTTATTGGCTAACATAAATTCGATTAAGTCTTGTTCTAATTGTTTGGCATCACCGTCAACTCCAAACTTCCAATCAGTACTAACCTGTATAAGACTTTCGTGGGGACCTAGATTAAACCCCATTCTTTAGTTCCTGTATTTTTTGATATTGATCGTGGGTTAGATTTCTTGGTACGCTAACTTTAATTCTAATTAAGAGATTGCCTCGGTGTTTAGTTCTCATGTCAGGAAGTCCTTCGCCGTTACAACTCATTACAGTGTCTGGTTGTGTACCTGGAGGTATTGTAATATGTAGATTTTTGTTATCCAATGTATTAATAGCGATCTTTGCACCTAATATAGCATCCCAGACTGTGATAGATTTTTCAAATATTAGATTGTTTCCTTCTCTGCGGAAGGTGCTATTTGGTCGTATAAAAACATTAACTATTAGATCTCCCGGGCGTAGATCGGGCATACTATGATCGCCCATTCCTTGATATTTGATCTGCTGTCCGTGTTGTATGCCTGGAGGTATCTCAATATTAATCATCTTTTTATTACCGCCAGGAATACCAACCCCTGCATTAAGTTCTTTACCAGTTAATACTTCTTCTAAGTTAATTTCAACATTAATGCTTAAACTTCTATTTCGACGCTGAGGTCTTCCACCAAATCCAAAATTTCCAAAAAGATCGTTTAAATCTTCAGTGCCAAAATGGAATTCAAAAGGATTCCCCTGCCCATGATGATAGGATCCACCTCCTTGTGAATTTGGATCTCCCCCTAGGTCGATGATTGATTTCTTCTGGGGATCAGTAAGATATTCATAGGCTTGAGAAATTTCTTTAAATTTCTTTTCATCACCACCGCGGTCGGGGTGATGTTTCATTGCTAGGCTGCGATATGCTTTTTTAATATCGTCAGTATTAGCGCCGCGTGTTAATCCAAGAGTTGAGTAATAATCCATAGCTTATATTATATAATAAAAAAAGGACTGTGTCAAGCAGTCCTTTTATTTAATCGAGATTTACTGAGGCAAATTATTTTTTTGCTTTTTCTGGAACTTTAGTGCCTTCGAATTTTTTATGAATCTTAACAGTTTTGCATTGTTTAACTACTTTACCATCTTTACCTTTGGTATCAATACAAACTTGTTTGGTTTTTGGTGCTTCAACTGCTGGAGCTGCTGCTTCTTCTTTTGCACACGCTGTTAATGCAGCAAGTGATAAAACACTTGCAAAAACTAATGCTACTAATTTTTTCATTTTGTTTTCCTTATAGTTCTGGTTGTGGATCTGGGGTTGGCCCTAATTTACCACTTGCTGATGTAAATGTTGATCCCCCATAGCTAGGGATAGATGTTGGTCTACTGCCGTAATATGCAGGAGTTGCTACGGGTGGAGCAACCGGAGCAGGTGCTGGTTGTGCCCAAGTTTGTTGTGGAGTTATTCCTTGATTAGGATTTCCAAGCCATTGTGGTTCTGGCGCTTTTACTTCGGGGAAAGCACCCGTCCCCAAATTAAAACCCTGTTTGTTTTCACCTGCCTCGATAGTTGCTATTTTTTCTTTACCACGAGTCCAAGCAGCAATACCTAAAATACCGCCCATTGCTAAGTGATATAAACCGCCACCTTGTAGTGTTAATGGAGTATAACTAGTGATTGCCTGTCCTGGATTCCAATATTGTAAAATATTGAATAAGACTGGGCCTACGATAAAATCAAACCAAATAGTAGCCATATATGTTACGGCCATTAACGGGCGCCACTTAGTGGTCATCCAATCCTCTGTTTTCTTTTCTGCTGCTGTTTGTGACATATTTCGCTCCTTAAACTGATACTATTATTTACTTAATGTCTTCGAAAATCTTCTTTTGTTCTTGATGCCATTGTAAGAAAGCATCTACTTTAACACGGCATTCATAATATGTAGAATAGTTATCAACCACTATTTCCATAACTTTGCTTAATTGTGTAGTTCCTGGTTCTACTTTTTGTAATTCTGGACAGGCTGTTTTTAGTTCTGCTGGGATATCAGGAAAACTACGTTTAACAGGAACAGTTTCTAAACAACCGGTAAGTAAGAATACTGAAAATAATAATGCTATTTTTTTCATTTTTTGTCCCCTTCGACTACAATAGGGCTAATTTCGATAACCGGAACCTTTGCAGCGTCGTTGTGTATATCAACTGCTTCTTTAGGTACTTTACATTCTTTGTCGATAAGTTTTTCAACTACCTTAATTTTTTCTTTGGTAATCACTTTTGTATCATATATTATTTTTGTTTGTGATTTAACTTTATTATTAAGCTGTTCTGTAGCTTTTTTAGATTTATCTTCAGCTATCGCAATTTTAGCTTCTAGTTCTTTTACACGTTCACGCCATACCATCTCCGTAGCATATCCACCTTTAAAAAATAAACCAGCAGCTAATAATATAACACCAACTAATTGAAGTGGTAATTTATATCTATTGAAGAATGGAATCCATGCTAAGAAAAATCCAGAAATAGTAGAAAACAAACCTACATACAGGACAGTATTAATAATCCATTGTAGCAAACTATCTGGTAACATGCTCCAAACGAAACTGAGCAACCACATAATTAATGTGCTCCAAAGATATGAAGAGCGTGCTCGTAATGTTTAATACGATCATCAAGCCCAATATACCCGCCGTTAATTTTGCGTGTCATAGTTTTAATATCGCCGGCATCGGCCTCTTTGTTTAATCCTGTACTTTCCCAGAAATAGCAGGCTGATTGAACAGCACCTTCAAATGTTTGAAGATATTCGGGAATATCTTCGATTGGGGTGTCAATAGACGCAGCGAACAGTGTATAGTTGTCTTTACCTGTTAGTTGAATAAGACCACGACCGCAGTAACGGAACCCATCGCCACTTGATTCTGGACCATTTCCCATACGTCCACCATAGATTTTATTAGCAATCTTTTCTGGTTGTTTTTCGTATTTCTTTGCTTCGTCTAGAGTTTTGAAATACTTAGGAAATACTTTTACAAGGCTTTCTGCTTTGTAGTTTAAATTTTCTTTAAGGAATTTAAATCCGCCAGATTCGTGTGCGCATTGTGCTAAGAAAGCAGCTACACGTTTTGGTGTATTGATATCGTATTCTGAAAGAATCTCGCTAAGTGCATGAAACCAATGATCCAAATATGGATTTCCCGGAATAACTTGTGCTAGATGTTCTTTTTTAAAATCAAATGTAAAACTCATCTTATATCCTTTGCAATATCATTGATTGACCGTTGTTGTCAAAAACAAACTTGTCACCTATTTTATTAATATTATAGTCACCTAAAACTTTAGTGAGCCAAAATATTTCGCTTGTTGCTTCTTGGTCTACAGAAATTGGATCTGTTGTGCCTTCGAGAATCTTATCGGTAGTTCCTTCTTTAATCATACGCAGTTGAACTTTTTTATCGAATGGTTTATGGATAGTGATCACATCACCATCTAATGTTAAGTCGTCCATTAACGTCCTATTAAAGAAATGTTTAATACCTTCAACTTTGATTCGAGTCAACAATCCATCATAATCTCTAGCGGTTGCTGGAATAACTGATCTTAAAGTTTCTTCTGTTACTTCATGCTCTTGATTTTTTTTATGATATTTAAATTTAAAATTCTCAATGCCTGTTAATTTACGTACACCATAGGTTAATTCTTTAATTTGTTCTGCTAATCGTGAGCTTCTTGGAAGTTCGACAAATACAGAATATTCACCGTCAGCATTTTCTCCTGAGCTAACATCGCTGTCTAATACGAAATGGTATCCCTTCTCAATAAATTCCATTAGGTCTTTTGCTGGTGCACGATCTTTAACTTGAAAGCTAACCACACAGACGTCACGGTCCTCTCCCATTTTAGAACTATATGTATCAACTTCAAAAGTTGGATAGACCATTTCTTCTAGGTCCATAGGACGAAGTCCTTCGTTAATCTGTTGGTTATTGTTCGGCACTTGCCATCTCCTGTGCTTGTTGTTCTGCTGGATCAATATGAGCATTTACTCCGCCATTCATAGTGATCATATCTTCAATCTTGTTTTTATCTAATTCAGTATATCCACGAGTAATATCGTGCATGAGTTTTTTAGGCATAGTGATCTTAACCATCCAAATAGGTTTTTGATCAATTTTACCTTTGCGCGTCCCGGGGCGAATGTCATCTGGAGTTTTAATTTTTCGAACCTGATTTATTATGCTTTCTGCAAATTCTACTTTGCAACCATAATCGAGTAACCGTTGTCCGCCTCTAGGTTCGGGCATCTTATCTTTAGGCCACATAAATGTACATTCCACATAGTACCTACTTTCTTTTGGACCAGAAACTAATTCGCCGTCGATCCAGTTATCGTAAACGTAGGTATCTAATTCGTCAATAACACGCTCAAAGTCCTTAAGTAAATTAAGGCTATTGTTAGAACCGTAAATCTGTTCTATATTAGTAATAATGTCTTTAATATCTGCCATGATGTCTCCTAATTGTATTTATCTATGAAACTTTAACATAGACTATTATATTATTATCATTGACTTAAATAACATTGTGTTCGGTCGCGGACACTAGCTGTTTTTTAGGTCCGTACCTAACACTTCACAAAAAGGAGGCATTACCTTAATATGAAGAGAAAAAGAGCGGTATCAGCAGCTTTACAACATAACGTAATAAATATAGATCAACGACTCCAAGAGAAACGCAAGCGAGTTCAAATATATCCCAAAAATCTTAGCCAAGAAACGTACTTACTCAAACTGAATGACCCACAAAAAATGATAGTTTTTGCTATTGGGCCTGCAGGTACGGGTAAAACTATGTTAGCTGTGCAATGGGCTATAAATCAGCTTAAGGATAGTTTGGTTGATAAAGTTATTATTACTAGACCTGCTGTTTCAGTAGATGAGCAACACGGATTCTTACCGGGTTCTCTCCAAGAAAAGATGGAACCTTGGACTAAACCTATAATGGACGTGTTTTCCGAAAACTATACCGCAAGAGAGATTGAAAGCATGATTAGAGAAGGAATAATCGAAATCAGTCCGCTTGCCTATATGCGCGGTAGAACTTTTAAACGAGCAGCGATAATTGCTGACGAAATGCAGAATGCTACGCCTAGCCAAATGAAAATGTTATTAACGAGATTAGGAACGGGATCTAAGATGGTTGTTACTGGTGATTTACAGCAAGCAGATCGACCAAGTAATAATGGTTTGTTAGAATTCTTAGGATTGTTTAACGATTTCCAAGATCATCGTTATGTTGAAACTTGCCACTTTACAGTTAAGGATGTTGAAAGACACGAAGCAGTAAAAGAAATTTTAGCAATCTACAAAGATTCTTAAGGTAAATGGGGGGTTAATTGGTCCCCCAACAACCTTTTATAGAATTCTAGTAACTCTTCATACCCTAAATCGGGTCTGAGGGAATTCTTTACTATCTTTTTTTCCTTAAAATCTAAAATTACCTTAGCGGTAGTTAAGTGTTTCTTTGACACTCTATTTTTAAATTCCGTTAGTTCGTCCCATTTTTGATAATGTTTTAAAATATATGTGACAATCATGTATCTTTCTTTCATAACGGTTCTCCAGCATCATTAACCTCAATCCATGAGTAATCTCCGAGCCATTTTACACGAGTGATATATTCATAGTGTTGAGGTTTACCGGTAGTCCAATTATCTGGACCTTGTAAACAAAGTCTGGTACATTCTTTTTGAGTATCGTATAATAACCAATAGATATTACCATGCGCTATTTGAAACTCGTATAGAGCACCGTGAACTTGATCAGTTAGGTCGAGTCTTTGTTGTATCTCTCCTGCTTGTTTCTGTAACACACCAACAAGTTCCATAATGCGATCGTATTCTTGCTTGGCATGTAACCTTGCAACGTTTAACATCACATCTTTTTGTTTTTTAATCGGAACGAGTTCAAACTTAGGAGCACCTACATCCATTGGGTAGGTTAGGCTATTTCTTTTGGCAGGATCTTCTGGTTTGAATTTCACTTAGAGTCTTGCTAGTTTTACTAATGTTGCCGCTAGATTAACTTCTGAATCTACAATGAGCGTGTGATCAACAAGGCCTTGTTTAATAATCAATATAGCGGAATTCTGTTTTGCTTCATCACCAAAGATTGAAAGATTATCATAGAGCCAGCGATATACTTCTTCCATTTCTTCAGCACGAAGCTTTCCACATAACATCTTGCGAGCTTCGTTAATCTTTCCTGCTTTGAAAAGTTCAACCATATCAAACTTCCATTCTTGTTCTCCGGCGTCGGCCTCGTTAGCACCAACCAACTTACCATCTACTACATTTTGCTGTACAAGATTAATACACTTACGTAAGTCTGGGTATGTAACTTTAACATAATTATCGAGAGTATCGAGATCAAACTCACTATTTTCTTCAACTAAGATTGTTGCTACACGGGCAGTGAACTCTGTCTGATCAACTCGTTCGACATGAAATCCTTGACATCGACTGTGGATTGCTGGAATAATGCGATTAGGATAGTTACAGGTAAGTATGAACCTAGCTGTCTGGCTGTATTCTTCCATAACCCCACGCAGTGCTGCCTGTGCGTTAGGACTTAGATAATCAGCCTCATCAAGCAAGACTACTTTGAATGGGCCAAATGGAATCATCTGTACGAAGTTAGTGATCTTATCACGAACATCCTCTACCGAGTTTGTACGTGATGCGTTAATTTCTAATACATCATATTCTTCAATGCCTAATTCATTTATGAGAATTTTGGCCATTGTTGTTTTTCCAATGCCAGCACTTCCACTGAATAGTAAATGGGGAATAGATTTGTCCTTAACCCATGTTTGGATTTGTTTCTTCTGATGATCGTCACGGAATACATATCCATCTAAAGTTTTAGGACGATATTTTTCTACCCACAATTCTTTCATTCTTCAGCCTTTCGTTTTTCTTGTTTAACTATGTCGCTTATATCATCTGCAGATTTTCTAATCGATTTGCTAAGATCACTAACCCCTAATTGGGATTCAACAATCCTTGCTATATTATGTAGTGTAGTTACCGCGCCTGCAAGTTCTATATTATTCATTCAGACCTCATTTCAAGTTCATGATCCCCACATACAGGACAGCAGACATCGCCTTCGTCTTGTATATCGCATTCGTCTACATTACCCTTCCAATTACAAAGATTACATTTGTAATCCCAATAATCTTCTTGAGGTAACGGAGTTGTCATACTAATTCTTCAACAATACCTAAAATTTCAGCTAGTATTAGAACACTACCGGCAACAAGCACTTCACCAAAAATCAATGCGATACCTGCACCAATTCTCAAAACACTTTTAGCTATACTGATTTGGAAATGTTTTAGTGGATCAGGATGTCTATGACTTACATCAGCATCGAGATCTGTTAATCCTTCGCCTTTATTGATTACAGCATCTAATCTATTTCGTATATCTTTCATTGCTTCGATATTCTCATCATGTTGACTCATTTTTTATTCCTTTGTTAATTAAAGTGAAACAAGTGAAACCTATTTTCATATCTATCTTTTTCTGTTTCATTTATTGTAGCATAGTTGAATATAAGTTGTCTAGCTTTTTCTTCACGATCTTTAGGAGTTAGTTCTCCTAAAATAACAATAGCGTATTTTTTATCACCTTTCTGAACCATTAAAGCAAGGCATCTGCCCGCTGGATTGGTCCATCCTGTTTTGGACAAAATAATTTCATCAAACTCAAACAAGAGTGTTTTATTAGTATTTCCAATAGAAACATAAGAAATCTTTTTCTTATTTTTACGTTCAATCATTAGGTATTTGGTTGTTGAGATATTAGCAATTAGCTTGTGTTTGCTATCTTCAATAATTAATCTAGCAAGATCCTTAGCAGAACTAATATTTCTTTTATCTAATCCGTGCGGATCGAAAAATTTAGTCTGTGTCATTCCTAATTGTTCTGCACGCCCATTCATTGCTTTGATAAAGTAATTTCTACCGCCTGGCCAGCTATTTGCCAGTGCATCCCCAGCTGCGTTATCGCTTCGTATCAATAAAGAATCTAGTAGTTCTTGCCTTGATACCATGCTTGTTCGCCAAATACCGCCTTTGTATTTTACTTCCTCAGTAAGGTCAAGATTTGATTCAACAATCAATAGTGCAGTCATTAACTTTGTTAACGATGCGATCGGACGTGATTTATTCATGTCTTCACCATATTCTAAAACATTGTCAGTATAGTTATAGACAATGCTAGAATGAGAATAACACAGCGTTGACGCGGTTAAAAACAGCACTAAAAATAAGAATCTTATCATGTAACAAATGGTTTTAAATCTGGTGGTGTCCAACCTATTGGTTTTAAAACCTTACCATCTTCACGCTTGCGAACTTTTCCTGTTTCTAAATCGATCTTGGCGAAGTTCGTTGCTATGACTTCTTTCCAAGCACCTTCGGCATCGGCACCCATGCTATGGATAGCACCAATTGTTACAACTAAGATATCTATCAAAGCATCAAGTTCTTCAACTCTATCACGAGCAAATTGCAGTTCTTTATATTCCTCTTCGATTAGATCCCTATATAAGAGAAATTGTGTTTGATTAGGCTCGCCAACACTTTGGTCGCAGGCACGCATAAATTTCTCTTGATCACGGAATGGATTAGTCATCATTTTCTCCTGTGTCTTACATTAATAGTTTCGACCCGATCTAATAATTCAAAGTCGACGGTTAAATCTATAGCTTCCATTGTTATAGCAGCTACGTCTTTAGGAAAGCATCCACCACCCCACCCATACTGGCCGTCTGGACCTGGAACATTCATATGAGTATCCCCAATCCGATTGTCATGTACAGATGCTTGTAATAGATCTCCCCAATTAACGTCCTCAGCATCAGCAAGTGATTTGAAGTCGTTCATAAAAGTTACCTTGGTGGCAAGATAACTGTTCATCATGTATTTGTATAAGGCAGCAGCTTTAATAGACATGATGATAAATTTACTATCAACTATCTGGTTACTTAGTTGTATAACTGATCGAGCTTTAACGCACCACGCTGGATCACCACCCAATACAAAATAATTACTTCTAGCATAGTCTCTGATATTGTCAGCAGCGGTTAGAAATTCTGGACAGTGGACTATTGATGGATATTGTTTCTGTAGACTCTCATAAGCACTTGGCGGTGCTGTTGTTTTACAGATAATAGGTATTTCTTTGTTAATTAAAACGAATAAGAGTTCTTTTAAAACATTTTCAAGAACACTAGTATCACACCGCCCGTCGTGGGTAGGCGGGCTTGGTACACAAACATAGATAGCTTCGCAAGAGTTAAATTCGTGAAGTTCTGCTGATTTTTCTAATTTTGGGTCTCTAACAACAAGATCGTCGTTGGTGTGTGCAAAAAAGATAGCTTTACCAACGTATCCAAACCCAATTATGCCGATACGCATAATGATCCTTTACTCTGTCTTCAGTATGTGTATTATACGTTGTTTTTCTCTTTGAGTCAACCATTGGTCTTCAAAGATATATTTAGGACAATGAGATAAAGTAGAGTCAACGAGTTCTTTAAGGCGATACAGATCTTGTTTAGATCCCCAACCCATGTCTTGACAAGCATCTTGTCCTAATTTCCGGATATGATTATATACACTGTCTAAATCAGACATTATTTTTTCATGAAGTCTTCTGGTTTGATATCCAATCCAGCACCGTGACTATATTCTTGTCCAATATAGAAATCAGTTGGTTTTTCATCAGCTACAACTATGATAGATTTAACTTCTACTTTTTGGATTTCTTTAACACTCTCACCATCATCGATTTCAATCTTACGTGTCCAACGACCGTGCTCAACAAGTATCCATTGTCCTGGGTTGAATTTAGTCTGTGCAGGACCAACTTTGTACACCTGGCACCAACGAGGTTTGATGCCGTGAGCCTTACCGTTATCGCTTTGTATCACAATTCCGGCGCTGGTTACTTGATCACCCATTTCCATATTGTAGGCAAGGACATCTTCCTTGATAGCACGTATTTGACATTTTATTGGATCTAAGGCCATTGATTATCCTTTCTTGCGTGTTGGAACTTCTTCTCGGATCGCACGTGGATTAGCTGCGTAATAGTCTTGTAAAATCTGCTCACGTGTGCGAACAATCTTACCACCTGCACCAATTTCGTCGCCGCGAGCATTTAATTTAGCATTACCTACAGCTGGTTCTGTTTCGTGCTTTAGAGCTAATTTTTCTAAATCAATTTCTTTACCTCTAACACTTGTGTATACTTTACCCATTTGTTTCTCCTTTGAAGAATTCTTCTATTGGTATATTGTATTTAATGCTGTCGATCTTGTGGACCCCAATGATGTGAAGCACATAACTGGCCACACTAGATCCACGACCTACTCCCCAAACTATGTTATTAGCTCTAAGAGTATCTACTATGTATTTCATAGTTTTAAGTACAGGAATCATATTATGTCGTTGAAATAATTGGATTTCCTGTATTAATCTTTCGTAATTTTCTTTAGGACAGTTATCTACTAAAAACCCTTCGATATCCATATCTTGATAACTTTTTGGAATAAACCAATTCTTGCTATCAATTGTTGTTTGGGGAATTGGATAATGCAGATGCTCGGAATCTATTCTATTTAGATACTGACTTATGTCGTCAGAAGAAAGACAATGATCCAGTATATCTGGTCCGTGTCTTAATACACCTTCTATTAGTTCTTGTTCTGTGTTAGTCCACATTAATCAGTTGATCCAAATCGCCATCTAGTTGTCCTCTCATACGTAACGAATTCCTATGATTTAATTCGTCTTTATATATTGTAACAAAAGTTGCGAGCTGTGTCAACAGTTCTGGATTACCTAAACGGTGGGCAGCGAAGTATTTTTTGTTCAATTCGAACAATTTTTCTTCAACCTCATTGTCTTTGAGTTGGCTAAGATCGCCTTCAAAGGGGTGAAACATTATGCAAACGCACCTAAGTAACGCATGAAGATCGTGTCTGCGCTGCGACGCCAAACTTCAATGAATACAGGATTAGTTGATGATGATAATGTGAATGTTGCTGGAAAACTTGAGTCTTTTTTGATAACAGTACCACTAGATGTTGTAAACGTGATAGTTCTCGAACTACCATCACTGTATAATTCTAATGTAAGTCTACCCATTCCCACAGGTATAACTTCTGATGCGTATGCTGGATCACCTGGTAAATTTGAGAAAAATACTGAATTATTAGTATTGAATCGCCAAATTTGATATGAACCTTGCTGCCAATCGATACCTTGACCTTCTGTATAAAATACACCATTTCCTTCTAATGGAAATTTTTGTTCTCTGACAGTTTGTAATACACCATTTTCGATGACGTTTAAATTAAAATCGTTATCTGTATTAACTTTAGCGGTATTATTTTCTAAAGCAGTTACTTCACTTTGAGCTGTTCTCAAAGAAGTTTTAATAGTATCGAAGTTATCTCTAAATGTTTGTGTGTCATTATCTTGCCCTGCTACAGGGAAGTTTTCATTAATACTTAGGTAATTTATATTGCTCACGGTAATTTTTCTCCACGTTGCGGGAATGCAAGGTATTTATCCTCTATCTGCCCGTCTATAATGTCAATTAGATAACGATCTGCTGTGAAATCGATATCTTTAAAGTTAAAGTTTTTAACCCAATAATTAGTATCCTTATCAGGTGTTATATTTTTATTGTTTTGTATACAGGTAAAATATTGTCCATTATATTCTATAGAATCATTAACGGTATAATTGATAACATTAGACCAAGATCCTCTAGAAGCAAATGTAGTCTTTCCTTTTATCTTTGCTACAATATCTGCAGAACGCTCTGGTTTAGTATAACATAATACCAACGCTCTAGTAAACCCTAATTCATAATTAGATGTATCTTGGATACTACGCATCCATAATGGTAAAAATTCACGATCGCGTTCGCCAACATTTTTAATGCGTCTGCGCATATTTTTTATGCTATTAGGAAATATTCTTTGATGATCTGCATCGCTAACAAACGGAATATCACTATCTACTTTGATAGCATCATAACTTACAATAACTTTGCTATTGATATAATCAGCTAACTGTACTGTAGAACTGATGCTCTTACCATTCTTTTCAAGATCATCGATAACATCGACATAGATAACTTCGTAGATAGTTTCTTGTGTCAAAAGATCCTTAGCCTTTGCTACTTTAAGATCACCAAACAATAATCTTTTGCGATAGTGATTACGGCTCATAGCCTGCACATAAGTTACTGCTTCTACACTTTCGATACCGGCAAACATCAGCATTTTTAAATCAGTTTGTATTCCAAAATTTTCATCACCGTATCTGTAGATATCATCTGGATTGAATATAGTAGAATCTGTAATGAAGTTATACCAATTTAATCTTTTATCTTTGCTTTGGAATGCTTTGACAAACATATTGGCAAATGTTTTAGATCCATCTGCAATTACGGTAATACTAAAGGATCTTAGAGATTCTGCAACATTAGCAGTGTCTCTAGCCTTGATAACAAACTTAAATGTTTTATCAAAACTAGTAGTACCACCATCAAATGTAGTATTGAATGTTCTTGATCCTGTTGAATCTATTAAACTTGAATCTTGATCAAAGAAACGAGTTAACCCAGGCCCATCCCAATACTCTGTATCAAATGGAAGTTTATTGGTGTTTGATCTAATGCAACGATAATAAAATCCGTTATATAGGATGGTATCATCGATCAAATATGATGTTGCATCATTCCATGTACCTTTTGATGCTGTGACAATATTATCATCGGCAAATTGTTTAACCTTTCCTTCAATGTCACCGGTAGGTAAGAATCTCAAACCTGGAGGTAATCTACCACTAACCCACTCGTATGATATTGAACCACCGTATAACAGACTCTTGGCTTCGATATATATTTGGCTAGGTTGATTGGGTTTAATTGTTCCTCTATTGCTAGGAGTAACCCATTCTATAGCACTTTCAATTTCTCCAATAATATCAACAGTGAATGTTTTATCAGCGGTCGATACACCTTTAAACCAAAAATCACTGCCATCTTCAGGAGTTCTATTTCTATTAGTCTGTGTACAGGTGTACACAAATCCTTGATATCTTACTGCATCGTTAACAGCATAGATTGTAAAAGAATTCCAATCGCCTCTGAGAGTATAGGTGGCATATGAAAGTGTTACTGGAAAATTCACAGCCATCATAGTAAAGGAATATGTTTTTGTTACGGCTGCCTGATAAGGAACTTTACCAGCAATCTCTCCAGTAACACTATCTAAAGTCATTCCTGGGGGTAATGCACTTGCACTGCCATCTGGATTGGTAGACAACAAGAAATATGTAATAGTTCCATTTAATGTTGGTGGATCATATACATCTAGGAAAATAGTTACATAATTATTAGCACGAAATCGTCCAAGGCCGCTTTCTGTGATCCATAAAGGTTTACGTCCACTGCCGCTGTCTGCTTGGAATAGATTAGTGTCAACTTGAACGATACTATTATCGGACTGTAGGAATTCTTCTGTAACTACGAATATTTTAAATAATCGGTTGACTACGTTAACTCCGTCAGTTACTGAAACTACAAAGTTGTAGATTCTGCTTAATCTTCTTGGTATCTGGCTAGGCTCGTTGTAGTCGTAAGTGACATTGTCATAAAAGAATGTGTCAAACCCGTTAGATCTAGATTCAACAAAATCAAGTGGAGTTACATCTAGTGGTCCGGTATCATACCCTCCACTAGGAAATCCAGTATACTCTAAAGCAAATACGGGATCGGTGAACCCAGAAATAAGACCGGTTTTACTTATTGATAATCCAGGAGGTAACTCTCCGGCATTGGGTGTTAGATAGAAAGTTAATTCGTCGCCGGCAGTAAGATCTGTGTCTGAAGCATCAAGTTGAAAACTAACAAAACTGTTGTCTAGTATAAAATATGCGTCACCTTCGCCAACTTTTAAAAAGCCTTCGTTAGTTAACCAATAAGGAACATCTGAACCATCGACTGATAAACTAAAGGTTCTATCTTCAAGATCAACGCCATCGCTAGCTCTAACAACGAATCTGCTTTCTGTGTATCTTTTAACTTCTACAGGACTACCTAAAATATGATTGCCGGAAAGACGTAGACCTCGAGGTAAGTTGCCAGCAATGATAGAATACGTAACGGCGCCTACAGTTGAAGTAGCTGACAACGGAATTTCTTGTATCACACGTTCAGTGATAACCCCTAAATTTCCTGCGGTAGTGTTCCATGTGATCATCTATGAGGATCCTTAGATGCGTTAAACAATTGGACCCAAATCAAGATCAATTCGTCCAGGAAGCAATACGGTACCAAAATCTACATTAGAAGCTGCGGTATTAAATTGCACCGCATTGGTAAATGCACCGTTGATAGGACCAAAGTCGGCAGTTTCTAAAATATCACTAACAGGCAATATCGTTTTAAAATTTAAAAATTGTCCTATTGATGTAACTTCGATATCTGGTCTATTTGAAGTAGACCCAGCTGCTGCAATACCTTGTAACGATATTTCTTGATGAGTGCTGGCTAATAATACCCCAGCATCTGTATCAAATCTAGTAAAAGCGTCTGGAGATAGATTATTGAATACAACACTATCACCAGTGTCAGCAACCTGCATTTTAGTACCGGCTACTAATGATTTGAAAATTAATTCAGATCCAACTTTTTCTTTGAAGAGATCAACACCGGTAGTTGATGGTGTTCCTACAGTTACAGTTAATTCAGCAGCAAGACTGCTGAAGTTGGCATTTACTTTTTCAAAGGCCGTGCGTAGATCATCGCCTAAGCCATCATTTACTTGATTGCCGATATTAATTGGTTGTATTGTCATAGTCTGTCCCGTTTTATGTATTTAGCTGGGTCGAACTTTTGCCAAGCCTACTGTTCTTAATATCTGTATATACATCCAAGCTATATCAAATTCCCAAGGTTTACGGCTAAACTTAGGACTTGCTGTATCTAAATGATGATTATTATGTAGTTCTTCACCTGCAACTATAATACCAATTGGACTAATATTGCGGCTAAAATCTTTAGTTTCACCGTTGCGATAACCCCACCAATGTCCTAGTCCGTTAATTAAACTACCTGCCGCCACAGGAATCCAAGCAACTTGTACTGCCCATACTAGTAATCCCCAGGCGCCAAATAATAGTAAATCAAAAGATAGCATTATGAACAAACCTAGTATAGGATATGGAGTGTACAGTCGACGTTCAATCCAATCTTTAGGAGTACCAGCTCCATACTTCATAACAAAGTCTGCTGATCGACATGGTGTGTTGTACAACTTCATACCAGTGGTCATTACTGTTAGTAGTCCAAATACGTGCGGACTATGAGGGTCACCTTCTACATCAGTTGTTTGATGATGTTTGCGATGTACTGCTACCCATGCTCGAGTATTCATACCTGTGGTGAGCCACAACCACAATCGAAAGAAATGATTCAGTGCGGGATGAAATTCAACACCCTTGTGTGATTGGCTTCTGTGTAGATAAAGTGTAACACATGCCATAGTGACATGAGTCATTAGTAGAGTTGATAGTATGATTCCCATCAAGTATTTATTTGAAATTGAATGCTATGCTAATCCTAACCTGCTCGCTAGTGTTGGGCAGTACCCTATGCTCTAAACTACCGGGAAAAACTAGCAGATCTCCTGCTTGCGGGCTCTCAGTCCAATATGCTTCACCCTGCTTGAACTCTATAAGACCCGCAGGCACACTAACATACAGCACACCTACTCTAGCCCACTGGCTGTGACTATGCCAACCTGTGCCTTCACCCTGTAGGTTCGCATTAAACCACCATGTGTCTATAGTACCCGCTTCTGCTTCAACTGCCCTATATGTTGATTCAAACCAAGCAAAAGGCTGACCAGTATAACCTATACTCTGCCAGCCTGCTCCGTATCTGCGTCTATGATCTAATTCACGCTGATGTTGTATCAGTTCTGCCAACCCTGCGTCAACTGCCAGCCTGCGTTGTTCAAACATCAATTACCAGTAGAAGTTAAACACATGTGAAGTGCTGGTAACACCAGTCAATCCTGTAGGATTGTATGATATAAATCTGTTGCCGCCCGTGACCAAGCTGTCCGTCACAGTTCTAATACCAAAGCCTGCTATGTTGCTGGTTATTCTAGCACCGATTGGTATAGCCGCTGACTCGGCAAATCTAGGATCATTTGCAAGACAGTATGTAAGGCCTAGCGTGCCGCCACTATAAGGATGTATTAATCCAGTGAATGTGTTCGGGAACTCTTCACTCACAGTTGTACCGTTGTTGACGATAGTATGTCTAGCACCAGTGAAGTTTACTGTGGTCACGCCGCCCCATCCGGGTGAAACA